TTGGATTGTACGAACTCTTAGGAAGTGGCGTTACAAGTCCGTTAGTGGCAGTTGCTGCTGCAAGTTACGAACAAGCAAACCTAGTGTTTGGAACTATGAAAACTATGTGCGAAGAAAGTATATTTTTACGTGATATGGTTGAAACGTTTGAAAACGAAATACAAGTTAAAAACGCACCGGGTAGGGCGTTTAGAGTTGCTGCAAAAGCTGGTACAGCAGACGGTGGTAGAAACAGTTGTTTTATTGCTGATGAGATACACGAGTGGAATAACATAAACTTAGAACGTGTACATTATGTTTTATCAAACAATACAGCTAAACGTAAAGACGGATTGGTCCTTAACATTACAACAGCTGGACACGACTTAGATAGTATGGCAGGTCGTATGTATCAACGTGGATTGTTAAAAGAAGCAGGAAAGCAAGATGATGCAGAGTTTTATTTTAAATGGATTGGTGCAGCAGAAGATGATAAACCAGATGATGAGAGTATTTGGGAAAAAGTAAATCCAGCAATACCTAATGATTGGTGGCCAATAGAAAACCTTAGACGTAGGCATAAGTCATTACCAATAAACGAGTTTCAACGATACCACCTTAACCAGTGGACTAGAACAGAAGAAGAAAGCTGGATAGAGATAGAAAAATGGTTAGCGTGTCAAGATGAACAATTAGAATTAGAACCGGGACTAGATACATTTGTTGGTGTAGATATGGCACTACGACACGATAGCGTTGCAATAGTGTATGGACAAAAAGATGATAACGAGATAATCAATATGCTATCTAAGATATGGCTACCTAATGATGAAAACTTTATGGATTATCAAGAAATAGAAGCATTTATTATTGGCTTGATGAAAGACTACAAAGTTAAAGAAGTAGCATACGATCCAGCATTTTTTGAACGTTCAGCACAAGTATTGTTAGACCGTGGCGTTCCAATGGTCAACTTTCCACAAACACATAGTCGTATGATACCAGCGTGTGGAAACGCTTATGATTTAATTGCAAACACAAAAGTAAGACATAATGGCGATCCAACGTTTACAGATCAAGTAATGAGTGCAGCACAACGAACTACTGATATGGGTTGGCGTTTATCAAAGGGTAGAAGTAAAAGAAAAATTGACGGTGCAATAGCTATGGTTTTAATGCTTGACAGAATAACTGCACCAGAACCATTAGATGATGAACCAGAAGTATCAATAATTAATTTATGAAATTATACAATGGCGATTGCTTAGAAGTAATGAAACAATTACCAGACAATTATATTGACTTCATCTTAACAGACTTACCTTATGGAACTACTGCTTGTAAGTGGGATAATATAATTCCCTATGATCCAATGTGGGAACAATTAAAAAGAATTAGAAAAGATAATACTGCAATAGCATTATTTGGTACAGAACCATTTAGTAGTCATTTAAGATTATCTAACTTAAAAGAATATAAATATGATTGGATTTGGGATAAAAAAAAAGCAGGTAATCCATTATTAAGTAAAATACAGCCATTAAGAATTGCAGAATTTATACATATCTTTTATAAACATAATTATTATCCAATTATGGAAAAAAGAGATAAACCAAAAAAAAGGGGAAAAAATAAAGGCAAAATTTCAGAAATAAACAATAATGCTTTTATTGAAAATAAAATATATTACTATAAATATCCAAAAAATATTATTCAAGTTTCTAATGCTAATCAAAAAAATAAAGTACATCCAACTCAAAAACCTGTAGAACTTTTAGAATATTTAATTAAAACATATACAAAAGAAAATGAAACAGTTTTAGATTTTACAATGGGAAGTGGTAGTACAGGTGTAGCTTGTGTTAATACAAACAGAAAATTTATTGGAATAGAATTAGACAAAGAATACTTTAAGATTGCAAAGGAAAGGATAGATGAAAAACTATATAACAACACTAGCTGAAGTAATAGGTGCAGGACTTATAATTTATGGTGTATATACAATTAATGTATCACTTGCGTTTATAGTCGCTGGTGCATTTATGATATTAGGAAGTTATTTAACAGTTAGATGAGTTTATTCAAAAGAGAGAACAGGGACGCAGCATTAGGCAACCTTGTTGATTTATTAGCACTTCGTGAAGGTGGTCTGTATAACTATACAGGCGAAAAAGTAAATGAAATGTCTGCACTTGGTATATCAACTGTTTATAGTGCAATATCGTTAATCGCAGACAGTATTGCATTACTTCCAATAAAAACACTACGTTATGACGGACAAAAGACAATATTTACTGATAAACCTAAATTTTTAGAAAAACCAAATCATAGTCTTGATCTATCAATGTTTTCATTGTTACATCAAACAATTACTTCTATGGCTATGCACGGCAACGCGTTTATATTAGTTGATAAAGACAGACAGGGTAGACCAATACAACTTACACCTGTACACCCAGAAAAAGTAAAAGTAGAAATGCACGATAGCGAAAAAGTATATATGCTACAAACAAGCAGGGGTGGTTATGACAGAAAGATAACAAGCAACAATATGTTACATTTTGTTTGGTATGCTTATCCGGGACAACTTGTTGGTGTAAGTCCATTACGTACAAATTCAAATACATACGGTCTTGCATTAGCTATGGAACGACATATTGCACAATTTTATGGACAGGGTGGTACACCAAGTTCTGTATTAGAAACTGATAGAGATTTGACAGCTGAACAAGCAAATATACTAAAAGAAACTTGGCTAGGCAACCACAATAGAAATAGAAAACCAGCAGTTCTTACTGGTGGGTTAAAATGGAAAGCCATAAGCGACGCAGCAGGAAACGAACTTATTGCTGCAAGAGATCAAATTGTTCACGAAATAGCAAGAGTATTTAGAATACCAGCACATTTGCTTTTATCTAAAGACGGTTCAAATGTATATTCAAATATTGAAAGTAATGGACTTGCTTTTATAAGACATACATTATTGCCGTGGATAAGACGAATAGAAGACGGATTGACAACATTGTTACCGGGTAAACAGTTTGTTAAATTAGACACAGATGAATATGCACGTGGTGACCAACTAAGTAGGGTTAGGTCATTTCAAGTTGCAGTAAGTACAGGAATTATGACACCAAACGAAGCAAGGGCAAAAATGGACTTAGAACCATACGAAGGTGGCGACAAGTTCTATATTGGTTTACAAGGTGCATTAATTGATCCAACTTTAGAACCACAAGGTATAGACCAACACGATCCTACTAACGAGTTACCACAAAACTAATGCCATATTCAATTAGCACCGAAGCTGAAGATTGTAACGGTTTTGCAGTAATCAAAGATGATGACAATTTTATTATGGGTTGCCACGAAACAGAAGAAAAAGCAAAAGACCAGATAACAGCTTTAAATATTGCAGAAGCAGAAAGCAAAAGACAAGCAGACGCAAGTCAAGATATTTATGAAACTAAAGAAGAAGCCGAAGAAAAAGCAAAAGAAATAGGTTGCGTTGGTTCTCATACACACGAAATAAATGGCAAAACCTACTATATGCCGTGCAACAATATGAAAGATTACGAAGATATAACTGGTATGAAACACAAAGACGAAGATGATACAACATTAGTTAGTTATAACAGCGAACAAAGACAAGTAGATAGAACACCACCTAAATTTATGCAAAACAACGCACAACGTGGTTTAGATAATCTTAATAAGGCAGGGGACGGTTTAGTTGATGAAACAGTTAGACAAGCACGTATTATGGCAAAAGGTGAACAACTTAGCATAGACAAGATTGTAAAAATAGCAGCTTGGCACAAAAGACACCTTAGCGATTTAGATAGAGAAAAATCTAATCCAAACGATCCAGATACTTGGCGTGCAAGTGATGTAGCATTTTTGTTATGGGGTTCTAATCCGTGGACTAATCCAATGCAAGCAGCAGATTGGGCAGATAGAAAGATTGCACAACTTGTTAATGAAGGCGATTTAGAACCAAGACAAAAAGGTAGTGATAGTTCTACACCAGCACCAAAGAAAGACCAAATAAAAGGAAGTAAGAAAAACCCAAAGGGTTCTGCAAGTGGTAAATCTGGTGGAATAGATTTTAGTGAAAGCACAGAAAAATCTATAAGGGGAAGAATAGAGAAACACAACGAAGAAGTGGACGGTATGGCAAGTTGGCGTAGGTTACGTATGGGAACAGCAAAAGCAGTTGTAAGACGTGGTTTTGGTGCATATTCAACAAGTCATAGACCGGGTGTAAGTCGTCAAGCGTGGGGACTTGCAAGACTACGTGCATTTAGTTACTTACTAAAAAACGATAGACCACAAAACCCAAAGTATATTACAGACAATGATCTGCTACCAAAAGAACACCCACGTTATAGTGCCAAAAAGGAAAACAAAAATAATCAACATATAGACGTGTTTGATATACCAGTTGCTATATCACAAACACTAGATACACAAAAACGTAATACTATCCTTAAAGAAATGGATAGACAAACTGAAAATAGAAGTTTTACATTTAGTGCAGTAGAAGAACGCAAAAGCAACGATAATGATACATTGTTGTTTACTGGTTATGCTTCTGTATTTGACAAACCTTATGGCGTAAGAGATAGCCGTGGACAATACAACGAAACAATAAAACCCGGTGCATTTAAGAAAACATTAAAAGAACAAGATGATGTAAGATTTTTAGTTAATCACGACGGAATACCATTGGCAAGAACTTCGTCTGGTACATTACAACTTGAAGAAGATGATTATGGTTTATTTGTACGTGCTGAACTTGATCCAAGCAACCCAACAGTTGCAGAGGTATCTAGTGCTATGAAGCGTGGCGATCTTAACGAAATGTCTTTTGCTT